GTGCGTGATGTAGTGCGCGGTGCAAAGCCTGGTTTAATGCGTGTGTTTCTGACTAACGATAAGTTTGTTGAGTTTACACCCAAAGGCCCAGAGGACGTTCAAAATGCAGAACAAGCCACAGCATACACTCATTGGGTGTTTAACAAAGTTGGGGGCTACAACGTATTAAGTAATGCCATACATGATTCGCTGGTTAAGAAAGTCGGCATAGTGAAGGTGTGGTGGAATAACGAGACTATTGCAGAATCGCACACCTATGAAAATTTGTCAGATGAAGAAGTTGAAATGCTCTTGTCTGATGATGAGGTTGAAATCGTTGAACACTCGCAAGAGATAGAAATGGAAATGGACGAAATGGGCATGGAAATGTCTCGCAATGTTCATTCGATGTTAATTTCTCACAAGCGAGAAGAGGGGGAAATGGTCATTGAAGGTATCCCCCCAGAAGAATTTTTTATTGACGGGACTGCAAAGTCGATTGACGATGCTTACATTGTCTGTCATAAATCTGAAAAATATGCAGGCGATTTGGTCGCAATGGGATTTGACCAAGACATTATTGATGGTTTAGCTGGAGAAGAGGACGAATCATTAAGTGATGAAGAAAGTTTGTTACGTTTTGGAACCAGCATTGATACGTCAAATAACACTGTAAATGACCCATCCATGCGTGTCGTTGTAGTTACCGAAGCTTATTTAAAAATAGACATTGAAGGGGATGGTGTACCGACACTACACAAGTTTTTATGCGGTGGCACTAACTACGAAATATTAGAGCAAGAGCCTTGGGATAAAGCCCCATTTGCTGATTTCCACGTTGACCCAGAACCACACGCATTTTATGGAAGGTCACTTGCTGAATTAGTGATGAACGATCAGGACACAACCACTAGTGTATTACGCGGCATACTGGATAACGTGGCCTTGGTAAACACGCCCAGATTAGAAGTTAATGAAGATTTGGTGGAAATGGACGATGTGCTTAACAATGAGATTGGCGCAATCATTCGCAGTGAGCAAATAGGGTCAGTAAACCCCCTTGTAGTGCCTTTTGTAGCTGGTTCCACACTACCAGCCCTCCAATACCTCGATATGCTTGTGGAAGAGAAAACAGGCATCTCTAAAATGTCTATGGGGCTTAACGCAGACGCCTTACAGAACACAACAGCCACAGGTGCAGCATTGACCGCACAAGCCAGCGCAGGCCATGTAGAAGTGATGGCAAGAAACCTCGCAGAGGGCATGAAACGATTATTTCAACTCATGCTACACGTTAGCGTTAAAAACAGCCCAGATGAGCAAATGATGCGTCTTAACGGGGAGTTTATACCTATTGATTTGTCAGTGTGGGATGCCTCAATGGACATGGAAATCAATGTCGGTCTAGGTACTGGCAAAGAGGACGTTAAAGCTGCCGCACTAATGCAAACTTTCCAAACTCAGCAGCAAATTTGGCAAACCTACGGGGCGCAAAATGGCTTAGTTTCAATGACTCAAATGCGAAACACGCTATCAGATATGTTGGCTTTGAGTGGCCTTAAAAACGCTGACCGATATTACGCTCCAATGACACCAGAGAAAGAGCAGCAGTTAATGGCTCAAATGGCACAACAAGCCCAACAAGACGCTGCTATGGCTCAACAGCAAGGTGACCCAATGGCCCAAGCATTGATTGGATCTGAGCAGATTAAGGCGCAAGCGCGTATGCAAGGCGATCAAATGAAAATGCAGGGCAAGATGCAAGCCGACAACATTAAGATGCAAGCTAATATGCAAGTTAAAGCGGCTGAAATGCAGTCAGCACAAGGCAAGGAACTGGCTGATTTACAACTTAAATATCGTGAATTGCAGGCTGGTGATGATCTGAACCGAGATAAAATGAACCAGGAGCTACTAATTGAAGCCGCTAAAATCCTAGGTCAGTACGGAACAGCAGTGGATGTTGAGCGTGTCAGAGCCATGCAAGCTGCTCCAAGACTAGGCAATGTGCAATGATTTTAAAATCACAGGCTGAAAATTTGTTATCTAATGAGACTTTTTTGGAAGTTTTTGTTAGTCTACGAACAAATCAGTGTAATGTTTTCTTACATTCCAAGGCTGATGAAGTAGAAAAAAGAGAAGAAGCCCATAACTTATTACGGGCTTTAAATGAATTTGAGAATATCTTGAAACGGGCAATTACCGATCAAGATTTTCGAGATAAACGCAGCAAATAAAAGGATAGCACCTTGCAAGAGACTACCGAGTTAAGCATTGAAAATGCAGTTGGGGCGTTAATGGCTCAAGAGCCAGAAGTAGCCGAAGTTGAAACTACCGATACCGAAGTGGGTGAAGTAGAAGAAACCGAGGTTGAAGAGGCTGACGTTGAAGATTCAGATGAAGATGCAGATGATGCAGATGATGAAGATGAATACGAAAGTGACGATGAAGGTGAGATCGAATCCGATGAACAAGCCGAGCAAGAAGAACCTGATACTTTTACTATCAAAGTCGATGGTAAGAACGTATCAGTAACTCTTGATGCTCTAAAGCAAAGTTATTCTGGACAAGCTTACATTCAAAATGGCATGAAGCAAGCTGCTGAACAGCGCAAACAAGCGGAAGAGGCTCTTAACAGTCTTAACCAGCAACGAGCGCAACTTGATCAGTATGCACAAAAACTTAGTCAGACCGGCTTAATGGCAAAACCTGTTTCTCCCTCAAGAGAACTATTTACAAATGACCCTCTGGGTTACTTGGATGCAGACCTTGAGTATCGAGAAAAAATGGAATTGTACCAAGCCGATCAAAACCAGTTACAGCACAACCATCAGGAATTGCAAAAGGCGCAAGCCGAAGCTAACCAAGCAAATTTGCAATATCAGCAAGAGCAACTTAAACAACTAATCCCAGATTTTGCAGATGCTAAAAAAGCAACAAAATTGAAGGACAGTTTAATTAAACATGGTGTAAAAAGTGGATTTACTGAGGCTGAATTAGGTTCAGTTGTAGATGCGCGCACCTTGAATGTTTTGCATGGTGATATGTTGTGGCGACAGTCATTAGAGGGCAAGAGTAATGTGCAAGCAAAGCTTAAAAAAGCCCGTCCGTTGATGAAATCTGGCGTTAAGAAAACTGGTGAATCTGCTAAAAGTGTTGAAACAAAACTCATGTCTAAATTGAAAAAATCAGGCAGCGTCCAAGATGCAGCCGCATTATTGTTTAATAATTAACTTATTGTTTTAAGGATTTATCATGGCACAACCTACCAACACATTTGATACATATGACTCAAATGCCCTCAAAGAGGACGTTTCCTCGGTTATCTATAACGTAGACCCTAGTGAAGTACCGCTTCTCAGTTCGATTCCAAAAACGTCAGCAACTAACACTTTGCACCAATGGCAAACGGATACACTTCGCGCTGGAGTTTCAACTAACAAAAATATTGAAGGTGACGCAACTACAGCCGAGGCTCGCACTTCTGTTGCTCGTATTCACAACTTCACTCAGATATTTAAAAATGCTGTCACAATTTCTGGCACTGACCAGAGCGTAACCAATATCGGTTATGGCGAACAAATGGCGCATGAAATAATCAAAGTCGGCAAAGAGCAAAAGACGGATATTGAATCTAGTATTTTTGCCAATCTCGCATTTGCTGCTGGTAATGCAACCACTGCTCGTCAAATGGGTGGATTAACGTCTTACATCAAAACCAACGTGACCAACATCACTGGCGGTGGCGGTGCTAACCCAACGGGAACTGTTCCTGGTGCAACTGCTCGGACAAATGGGGCCTTGACTGTATTTAATCAGACTAAGTTCGATCAGTGCATGCAGCAAATTTGGACCTCAGGGGGCACTCCCGATACTGTATATCTAACCAGTGGACAAATGCAGAGGGCACTTTCATTTGTGGGCAACAATAATGAACGCGCCACGGCTCAAAATGGCAAGGTTTCACAGCTACTTTCGATCTATATGACGCCCTGGGGGTCCGTGACGTTCACTCCGTCGCGTCATCAGGAAAGCAGAAGTGTGTTCATATTACAGAGTGATATGCTGGCATTAGCATCATTACGTCCGATGAAATCTGAAGAACTTGCTAAAAATGGGGATAATGTCACGAGACAATGCCTGACGGAGGCCACTTTGGTCGTTCGTAATGAGAAAAGTTTGGGTCTAGTTGCTGACTGTTCAGCTTAATTAAAGCACAACACCAAGGGGCTGAAATACGCCCCTTTTTTTAGGATAACTTTAATGGCTAAGATTTCAGAAAAATGGGTTGCAGATGGTGACAAAATTCATGTTGTGCGAAAGCATGATTGGAACCCAATGTTAGACCAAGCGCAAGCCTATCGCGACCAAGGCATTGATGGATTTGGCGAGAACAAGTTAGTAGGCGTAATTGATGCGGCTCTAATGGGCGAATGGCTAAAAGAAGCTGGCGTGGCTTGGGACGATACTCATGCTAAAGCAGAAGTGGTTAAGCGCAAAATGCTATCAGGTGAGTTTGATAAATTGCGAGTCTGGGATAAGACTTATTAGTGTGGCCTAGCCCATTAGAGCTATACCCAGTTCATGTGTCGCCCACTGTAGCACCTCAGGGCATGGCTCATGTAGTTGAGCCGCAAGTAATACGAGATCAGGATTATATGCGTGTACAGCCGACCAGCAAGCCATATGAAATAACCGCTTACAGCACCTTACACTGGATTGCCTGATGCTTGCAGAAATTGCGATTGCGAATGCAATTTGGAAGACTTTGTCGACTGCTCTCAAAAATGGCAAGCAGCTATATGAGGTAGGTGGTCAAGTAAATGATTACCTGTCAGCAACGCAAAAGGTAAAAGAGAAAGCTGGAGATGCCAACAGCCGTGGCACAGCCCTAGAAGCGTACCAATTTGCAGAGCAAGAACGAGTTAGGCGTTCTCAGCTTGAATTCCACCTAAAAAAGAGCCGATTAAATGGGTGGAGTGACTTTGTAAAATTCGAGGCCGAGTGGCACAGGCAACGAAAAGAAGAAGAAAAGGAGAAAATAAACGCTCGTATTAGAAGAAATAACAAACTACAAAAGGATGTTTCATTGGCTATCAATATAGGTATTTGTATGATTATAGCAATGGGTATTTTGTTTGGAATTGCAGTTTACATTAAGGGGCAATAGGCAATGTCAGGTATGCCAGACTTTGAAGCAGGCCAGCTAGTCAATGCAGTCACGCAGTTAAACAAAGACGTTGAAAGTTTAACTAAGACAATGGCTAAACTAAATGACCGATTAGCGGCTCAAGAAATACAATTAGCCAAAGGCAAGGGCATGGCTGCTGGCGTGATTATCTTAGCTGCGGCTTTAGGCGGTGTTTCATCATATGTAATGGGGAGAATCT